TGAAGCAAATAATAGATTCAGGGCACTGATGAGAATATTAACATTTGATGTTGATGTATCAGAAGCCAACGATAGAGTAAGATCTATGGTAAGAATATTAACAGAAGACTTGGTTATATCACATTTCAATGGAAGAGTGAGAGATTTAGCTAGAACATTAGCAGAAGGTCTGTCCATATCAGAAGTCAATGACAGATTCAGAGCATTGGCAAGAACATTATCATTCAATATTGATGTAGCAGAATCACAGATACAGAGATTAACAAAAATATATGTGTTGGCATTCAATGTTGGTATATCAGAAGCCAATGATAGGGTAAGATCAATGACAAGGATATTATCAGACAGTATAGTCATATCACAATTCAGTGGTAGAATTAGAGATTTGGCTAGAACGTTACAGGAATCATTAGGAATAGCAGAAACGAATGATAGGGTAAGGGCATTGATGAGAGTGTTTGCATTTAATATAGGAATAACAGAGGCTAATGATAGGGTGAGATCACTAACAAGAATTCTTACATTCAATATTAGTATGGCAGAATCTAACGACAGGGTAAGGTCAATGATTAGAATCTTGGCAGAATCTGCAAGTATAGCAGAAATGTCACAGAATCTCAGGGCAAGATTAAGAACACTATCAGAGAGTATGGCTATATCAGAAATCAACCAAAGAATGGTCACTATCATAAGAGGTATATCTGAATCGTTAGGAATGACAGAAGTAAATAGTAACGTAAAGGGATTCGTTAGGGTTGTAGCAGAATCTATGGGTATAGCACACTTCACTGGAAGAATAAAGAGAGAGGGATTCGTAAGGATTAGAAAGATAGCAAAACTATTCAGAAGAGGACAGTCTGCTAAAACTTATAAACGTGGTAGAAGTGTTAAAGGTGCTGATCGATAATGAGTAATATGATAGGAAGAGCAACCGAATATAGAGTGAAGGCTGGTAGTAGGGCTACACTCCAATTAACCATCACCGATTCTAGTGGGACTGCAAAGTCACTTACAGACACTGTGACATATGCCAGTGGAAGTTGGAAGGTTTGGAAGCCAAGTGGAACTCTTATAATAAACGGTGCTATAACATATGATGATAGGGTTAATGGAATAATCATTTATGCATTAACTGCAAATGATACATTGGTAGCAAATGCAGGTAATTGGGAAGGAGAGGTAGAACTTAAAAACTCTTCAGGAACTATGGTAGAACAGACACAAACTTTTAATTTCACTATAGAGGATAGTTACTAATGACAAATATAGTACAAACATCAGGGGGAGTTTGTGAAAAATGTGGTCATCATCAGAAAAATCATTATCATAAAGAAGGGTGTGATCTCTGTGATTGCACCAGTCGTGGTAAAAGATCCATTACATAGGTTTATATTGAGTTAATAAGTCTTACTGTCCATGTTGACATTGGATACGATTAAGGAAAAAGTTTATTTTGAATTCAGAAGGGCACAGACTGACGGTATGAACACTGAAAGACTTGGTAGGATTCATGTTTCTGATCTAATAAAACCATGTATGAAAAATGTTGTTTATAAAAAATTACTACCAGATACAGGAATGGATACTGAAGATATGCGTAGTCTTTACTACGGTCAGGCTGTTCACAATCTATCTATGGTTGCTACTGAAGATAAATATCATGAAATATTCTTAGCTTATGACTATACTAGGGATGAGCCACTAACATATGAGCAAGCTAAAGCAATACCAGAAAATGATCCAAAGCATCTAGATATAATATATGGCTCTATTGATGATTTAGTAAAAGTAGATGGTACGTGGATCATTACAGATAAGAAAACAACAGGGTCAATAGACTATTTTGCAGGTAGGTATGGAAAGGCGAGTGAGTCTCATGTAGATCAAATTAACAGATATCGAGTTTTGTTACAAAAATGTTACAATATTGACGCAAAACATGGTGCTGTGATATACCTATCAAACTGTGTGAATAAGGAAAAACTAGATAAACCTACGGTACATGCATTTAAATTAAAGCCTATAGATGAAACTTTAAAGGATATGATAATAAAGGCAAAAATAATAAAGGAATCTCTAGAAGAGACCAAACTGCCTGAAAGGACAAAATGCTATCTTTGTGATGGTATGTGTCCATACGCCTCCAGATGTTTTAGTGAGGATGAATTTGATCATGCTAGATGAGTCTAGAGTAAGAGACATGGTATTATATCAGAAAGAGAAATTGGTGCACGAAGAAATAGATCCAGCAGAATTTCACATACCTCATAAATTTGTTACCATGAGTGACGATGAAAGGCGTGGAGTTATAAGGGCTTTAACATGGATGTTAACATCAGATGATGAAGATCTACGTTGAAGATATACTTCAATGCAAACAATAAAGCCACTAGAGATGCATTAATTCAATGTGGTGTTAAGAATGTTATGCTATCATTCAGGCATTCTTACGCAAACATAGTTAAATTCAGGAATAAATTTGAGTCTATATTTGTAGTAGCTGGTACTAAGACAAAGGCTGATGATTACTATGAGTATTTACGAACGAAAAAAGAATATTATGACTTAGCCACACAATATGATATAAGATATGATATGGATACCACAGTAAAATACTTGGAAAGAGAGAGAAAGGAGGGTATAGATTGGACTGTCCCTGTTTTACAGAAGAATTATCTATCACATTTAAGTAGGATTAGACCAGAAGCAGGGAGTTTAATAGGTCTTGGTGAGATACATGGTTATGATGAGACAGAAGATCAGATAAGAAAACTTCCTAGAAATCTAAAATATCATGGTCTAGCAAAGGGTAAATTTGTTATGAATAAATCTGGAGTTTTTGATAGTATAGATACAAGTGCTTGGATATCTGCTGCCATGTCAAAAAAGACAGAGGTGTGGAATGCAAATACCACATATTCAATGTACTTTGGAGAGAAAGGTAAGGCAATGAAACCCATGCTCAATCATGCTCTAGAAGTATATAAAGAGAACTTAGAGAAGATTGGTATAACAAAGAATGATATACTTAATAACGAGTATTATAATCTGTTAAAAGCACCTATAGCACTGTTATTCATGCCTATGTGCAAGTCACTTAACTGCTACGAAGAAAACTTTATTAATTAACAATAACCAAATCAAACGTGGACGGAGAGATATTTAAGATTAAGCCTGTAGGAAAGGGTGGAGAAGTTGTATTAGATAAGAGGAAAACAGTATCACCTTTCAACTCAGCCAAGCATTTGAAGTCAGCAAACATACCAGCATTATGTGACCAATGTGTATATAAGTCAATTGATGACGGTGGTAATGGTAAATGCCCAAAATATGAAAAGGGTGCTGTATGTGCCATACGTGAGGATTTTGTTAAATTCATAAATGAATTAGATACAAGAAACCCAGAAGACGTAAAGGCTATGTTGGACATGTTAGCAAAACTATCATTTGAGAATGTATTAATGGCTCTAGCAGAATCTAAATTTGATGGAAACATACCTGATAGAAATACAAAATCTGAGATAAACACCCTGCTAAATGTAGTTAAAGCCATCAATGATTTGAATAGTAAAATAGTGTTATCAGAGAAAACAAAATACGACAGTAAGGGAGACATAGAAAGTATCTTCAAACAGATAAAGGCTCAGAGGTCAGACTGATGGAAGACGGATTGTTTACATGGTTTCTTTGTGGATGTTATTTACTAGGTGGAGTTACTATAGGTTATTACTATTGTCTATGGAAGAATAGAAAGAATAAAATTGGTACAGGTAGATGGGATTGACAAAAACATATGAAGATGTGAGACACTGCATACATTGTGGTAAGGAATTCTGCTGTGTGGACGAGGTAATATTACATATTAAATATAAACATATGGTGGTTGGTAGTGGTTAACGCAAACCTATCTGATCTTGAAAGATTGATTGATGCTAATCACCAATACGGAGATAACTACTGTGTAAAGTGTGGACATTACCCTGAAGTATCTATGGTGAGAGAAGTTGACTGTGAGTGTAAATGTCATGACTAGAGGGTATTGTTGTTTTCAGTGTGGTCATTGTACCGACGAGATTATATCAGAAATGATGGATTGTAAGTGTAAATGTCATGGGTCATCCTAACAAACAAGTATTAGAAGAACGAAAGAACTTCGTTCAGACTATAACAGAATGTGCTAGAAGTCCAAGTAAGTTTAGCGAGATATTTCTAGACCATAAATTATTTCCATATAATAAAAAATATGTAGATTGTCAGGACAGATTCATAGTTTACAGGAGTGGAAGACAGGTGGGTAAAACCATGTCTACAGCAGTCAAGACTATACACTTTGCATTCTTTGCACCATTAATGCTTGAATCAATAAAGGATGAATGTACCATAGTTATAGCAGCACCCACACAAAATCAGGCTACAATCATGTTTAACAGGATAAGGGATATGATATTAAAGAATGATTTTCTTGCTGGATTCGTAACAAGGAATACGCAGACAGAATTATGGGTAAGATTTTTAGATAACACAGGACAGGCTAAGATAATTACAAGGGCTACAGGTGAAACTGGTGTTAGTTTGAGAGGTTACTCACCACACTGTATTATAGCAGACGAGTGTTCCTTTATCAAGACTGATATACTTAGGGCTTTCCTACCTTCAGGTATGGCTACAAAGGCTAGGGTGTGGCTTACATCTACACCATTCAGTAAGGCAGGGTATTTCTATGAGGCTTGCATGAATTCAAAACCTGCCCAACCAGAGGGAATGTGGACAGAGTTTCACGTAAAATCTACAGACAACCCATTAGTTCAGGAAGATCCTATATTCGTAGAAGAGATTAAGAAACTTACCAAGGAGGAATATGTCCAAGAAGTAGAGGGTGAATTCCTAGATATTGGTGACTCCTTAATACCAAACAGTTTGATAATGGAAGCAATATCAGACGCTAGACCCAAAGGAAGAGTGTCATATTACATGGGTGTGGACGTAGCAAGAACAGGAAGAGATGAAACAGTATACACTATCACAGCAGTAGATGAACATGACGTATGTTTTGTGGAAGAAGTAGTTGCAGAGAGTCAATCCAACGTGGTAGATGTGGCTGGAAGGGTAGGTGATTTCGCTAGAAAATATAATGTTGAGACTATTTACATAGATGAGACAGGTCTGGGTGGAGGTCTTATGGATCTTTGTAGGAATCAGGGTTTGCCATGTAGGGGTGTAATATTCACACTGCAGGAAAAGGCAGATATGTATAGAAATCTAAGGTTATTATTTGAGAATCATAGGATAAAATTGAGGGAAATTAACAAACTGGTATATCAGCTCTCCTATTTACGAAGGGAATATACTGAAACAGGCATAATGAAGATCAAATCTGATGAACATGACGACTACGCAGACAGCCTAGTACTGGCATGTAGGGCAGCATTCAAAGGAAATGAGTGGCATGTGCTGGAAGTAGGCAAAGCTTTGAAAGAAGCACTGTTTGGTTAATCTTTAAATATATATAGGAGGTATAAAAACATGGCAACTGAATCAAAACCAATGGATATCGAGGAAGAAGTAGATGAAATTGATCAGGAAATAAAGAAGCCTGAAGAGGAAGGTCAGGTTGCAGAGAGAGAACTAAATTATCAGAGAAAGCCAAGTGCTGAAGATTTGAAAGCACCAGACGTATTTTCTAAATTTCGTAAAGAAACATTACCGATTTATAGGGCAATAACCCATGACACACCAACAGGTATGCCAAGTACAATCAAACCAAAAGATCCAATTTTACCTAAAGTAACAAAGAAACCAGACAAGTCAGCAGTTGGATCAGTAAAGCCTAAAGAAAAGAAACCAGAGATAGGAACACAAGAAAGACATTTACTTGATAATCCAACTACAGAAAGATATAATTTCATGAGAGCAATGCTTGAACTTAAAAGTAAAGTTGAAGGTATGCCAAGTGGAGAAAAAGAAAAGGATGAAACTATGAGATTTGATGATTCTGGAAGACCGTTATTAAACATGGAACAAATTAAAGCAAAGATTGCAGACCTTGAAAAAAAACTTTCTAATTGGAATGCCAAAGTTAATAAAAAACCAAATGCTAAATCACCAAAAAGGCTTATACCTACAAAACCTAGAAAGAAATCATACACTGGACAACTGTTAGATTTTAATATTAAACTTAAACGTGGTGAGGGAGGAACTGCAGCAGTTGTTCCAAAGAAGGGACAGAGATTAGCTGGTGGTGGAAAAGAAGTTTTGGGATCACCAATTGCAGGTCTTAATGCTACCAGTAGTAATCAACAGACTGTAAGACCACAGCACCCTTCTAATGAATTGGATGATAAAGGTGAATTTTTTAAAGACAAGCCAACAGGAAACAAACAATCCAAGAGAAGCCAACGAAATCAAAATACAAGAGCATCAAGGGCAGGTACAAAAAAATTGGTTGGTGGTGCTATGGGTAATTTAAATGCAAGAATTCAAAGTCCAAAGGTGGTAGGAGCAAAAGGAGATAAGCCTAAACCAAGTGATAAAAATCCTAAACAAACTAGAAGTGGACAGCAGAGATCAGCAAAAAGAAGGATAAGTTTAAATGTAGTACGTAGGTCATTTATAGAACATTTAAAAGGCATAAGAGATGACATTGAGTTTGATAGTTCAAACGATCCTGTAGGAGCAGGGCATGGTGCAAAAAACACTCCGAATGTAAACTCAAAACAAGTGGACGCAAAAGACCCTTCATTGATTTCTTCACACAAGCCTTCAATGCCCACAAAAAAACCAGCCAAAAGAACTGGTCTAGGCACTAGTGGTCTTGGAGCTGGAGTAGGAGCACCTATAACACGAGCAAATGACAGAGAATGGTTCAGTGAAGTTTATGGTATATAAGACTTTAAAGACCAAGGGTATACCATTTAAATATAAGGATGGGTTTGGAGCAGGTGACTCTTCAACTGAAAATGTAATTCCTAATAATGTAGTAAGTGACAAGGATTCAGATGGTAAAGAGGAAACTTATATAGGTGTAAAGGACAAAGAGAAGTTAGCAATGAACAAGATACAGCATACCAGAGTCGGTGACGACATACATTATTATCAGAATGGTGTAGAAGGTAGAGGAATCGTTGTTAAAATGAGTAATGAATATGTTATGGTTGCCAAGGAAGATGGTGATTTTCAAGATATTCATATAAATGATACATTTTTCGTTAAGGATATAGTAGTAAATAAGACATGGGATATGATGAATCATAGTGAGAGAGGTGAAGTACTTATAAAAGCACACGCACCCTCCACTAGATTCGTAACAAAAAACTGGTATGAACTACCAAGAGAATTACAAGAAGTATTAACAAAACAGACTGGTAGTACTCAAGAGGCAGGAGTAAGCAGAGATGATGAAACCAGAACATATAGAGATCAAGATAAATCAAGGGCAGCAAACAACCCTACTACTGAAGATGAACAGGCAGATGGACTTAAAAGAGATGAGAAGAATGCATCTGATGTAGGTAAAGTATACGAAGGAGCAGAGGTTAATAATGCTGAAGTTCCAGACACTTCTAATATGAGGGTAGGAACTAAGAAAAAACCAAAAGGAAAGAAGTGCGTAAGTTGTGGTAAAGTACACAAGTCAGATGTAGAACATGGAGCTTATGGTGCTATAAGTACAGACACACCATTAGACGTTTCAGATGATACTGGTTATGAAGAAAGACCACATTTATGTGCAGAGTGTATAGGCAACTTACCAAGAGAAGATGCAAAAGATCATCATGATAATGAGATAGAGGATAAGAAATCACCAGCCAAAGTAAAAGAACCACATGTAGTAGAAGGTGAGACTTCACATCCAAAAGATAAATCAGATCAGTTTAGAAAAATTTATGGTGGTGGAAAAAAGAAACTAAAGAAAGGAGTTCCAGAGTGGAATGTAAATTCATGGGGAATTAACTACACTGTGAAAGAAGATGAATGATAGTATATTTGGAATAGTAATTACATTTATTGTATTAGGGTTAGTGTTATCTATAGGTGTAGCAGCCCAAGGTGGAGTAGAATTTCCATCAACAGGAGATCTAAAACTTCCACAAATAAACGCAGGAACAAACACGAACAATATACAAGAAGATGGTTTCTATGATTACTGCTACAGAATGGGATTAGACTGCTAAACCTTTATATACTATATATAACCAACGAGTTTATATATGAGAAGGGAAGAACAGCATAAATGTATACAGTGTAATGCTACACTTCCTTGGCGTTATAAAGGAAGACAAAAAATTTACTGCTCTGATACTTGTAGAAAAGAATACACTAAAAATAAAAAAAAGGATTAAGACCTAGAAGGGTAAGTACTCTTTGGTTTTGCATCTTCAGGTAATGGAGAACTCTTCTTAAATTCTTCCAATACTCTGTGGAATAAAACTGAATCGCTTTCTGTTCTTTGTCCTGTCTTGGTGTCTTTCACGAACTCGGCAAACTTTCTGAATTCTTCTTTGTCTGCCCAAGTTATACAAATAGTTGTATAGTTATTATTTAACTTTCTTCGTGCCATGTAAATCTCTTATATAATCCTATATATAAATCTATGTAAAAGAAAAAAAAATGGTTAAGCAGTGATTTTAT